TTGGGATCAGGATGCAGAAGGTGTAATCTTCAACAGTTCAGGAAAACAAAACATAGCATTAGATAATGGAAGAAATTATGGAGGTGGAAGTGATTTAACAACCACTGGTGCATTAGACTCTGGACTCGATGATCTAATTGGAGGTTATGGTCAGTTTGAAAATGACACAACTGTTGATGTAGACTTCTTACTAATGGGTTCAGGTAAGTATGGTCAGGATAAAACAAGAGCACTTGCTGAAAAACTCATTGCAGTTGCAGAGGTAAGAAAGGATGCAGTCGCATTCATATCTCCACATAGAGGAGCAATGATTTCAGATACAGTTGTTGATACAGCTCCTACTATTTTGAGTGATTCAACAATAACTGACAATGTTGTTGATTTTTATGGTACAATAAGTTCATCTACCTTCGCAGTATTTGACAGTGGATACAAATACATGTATGATAGATTTAATAATACCTTCAGATATGTCCCATTAAATGGAGACATTGCCGGAGCATGTGCTAGAACTGACATCAATGACTTCCCTTGGTTCTCACCAGCGGGTACAGATAGAGGTGCAATTCTAAACGCAGTTAAGTTACCATATAATCCTACAAGGTTACAGAGAGATAAACTTTATTCAAATAGAATAAACCCAGTTATCTTCTCACCTGGTGCAGGAATTGTATTATTCGGTGACAAAACTGGATTTGCAAAAGCATCAGCATTTGATCGTATTAATGTTCGTAGATTGTTTATCTATCTTGAAGATGGTATCGCAGCTGCTGCAAAAGATCAATTATTTGAATTTAACGATGAAATCACAAGGGCAAACTTTGTGAACATTGTTGAACCTTTCCTACGTGACGTTCAGTCCAAGAGAGGTATTCAAGATTATGTTGTTATTTGCGATGAAACAAATAACACTGCTGCTGTTATAGATAACAATGAATTCATAGCAGACATCTTTGTTAAACCTGCAAGGTCAATTAACTTCATTGGTCTTACATTCATCGCCACTAGAACTGGCGTATCATTTGAAGAAGTGATCGGTTCCGTTTAATAAAGTAGAGGTTTTCAATTATGCCATCCCGTCAACAAATCAATAATATTCCTTTAAGGAAGATTCAAGATTTCAAAAGCAAATTAACTGGTGGAGGTGCTAGACCGAATCTCTTTGAGGTAGAGTTAGCATTTCCAGATGCAGTTGCAATCAATAACGATGTTTTACAGAAAGCAAGATTTCTTGTAAAAGCAGCAGCACTACCAGCATCAACCATTGCTCCAGTCGAAATACCATTTAGAGGTCGTATTTTAAAAGTAGCAGGTGATAGAACATTCGAAACATGGACTATTACAGTTATTAACGATACTGACTTTGTAATAAGATCTGCAATGGAAAAATGGATGAACGTTATCAACAAGTTAGATGATGCCACAGGATTAACTGATCCAGATGAATATCATAAAGATGCATTTGTACATCAGTTGGATCGTGATGGTTCAATACTTCGTTCATACAAATTCTGGGACATTTTCCCAACAAATATTTCAACAATTGATCTAAGTTACGAAACAACAGATACGATTGAAGAATTTACCGTAGAGATGCAAGTTCACTGGTGGGAAGCCTTCAAGGGAACTAGTCCTTCTGCTGGTGGTGAAAATATCAGATAAATAATAAAATACTAGTTAAATTATAATATGGCAAGACTTTTTGGGTTCTCCGTTGAAGATAAAGACAAGACACCGCCCTCGGTAGTCTCACCCGTTCCTCAAAATAATGAGGACGGGTCTGACTATTATATACAGAGTGGTTTTTATGGTCAATACGTTGACATAGAAGGTGTTTATAAGAATGAACACGATTTAATCAGAAGATATAGGGAAATGGCAAATCACCCTGAGTGTGATAGTGCCATTGAAGATGTTGTTAATGAAGCAATAGTTAGTGATTTATATGACTCACCTGTTGAAATTGAATTATCAAACTTAAATGCAAGTGAAAAATTAAAATCAATCGTAAGACAAGAGTTTAAAACTATAAAAGAGATATTAGATTTTGATCGGAAAGCACATGAGATATTCCGTAATTGGTATATTGATGGTAAGTTAGCATATCTAAAAGTTATAGACCAGAAAAAACCTGAAGAGGGTTTACAGGATATTCGTTATATTGATTCACTCAAGATTAGATATATTCGTAAAGAGAAAAAAGATAAGGGTGATCCTTATGTAAAAGTTAATAACAGACAGGATGAAGCAAACGTAGTCACTCCTGAACTGGAAGAATATTATATTTACACTCCTGCACCAAACTATCCAACAACTATGATGTCGAGTGCTGGAGGTAATAAAGGTATTAAAATTGCTAAAGATTCAGTCACTTATTGTACATCAGGATTGATTGATCGAAATCGTGGAAACGTTTTGTCTTATATGCATAAAGCAATTAAGGCATTGAATCAATTAAGAATGATTGAAGATAGTTTAGTTATCTATCGTTTATCAAGAGCACCAGAAAGAAGAATATTTTATATTGATGTTGGTAATCTACCAAAAGTAAAAGCAGAACAATACCTTAAAGAGGTAATGAATCGCTATCGTAATAAGTTAGTTTACAACGCACAAACTGGTGAAGTTCGTGATGATCGTAAATTTATGAGTATGATGGAAGATTTCTGGTTACCAAGAAGAGAAGGTGGTCGTGGAACAGAAATTACAACATTACCTGGCGGACAAAATCTTGGTGAATTATCTGATATTGAATACTTCCAGAAAAAATTGTATCGTGCATTAAATGTACCTGAGTCACGCATTGCATCTGATGGTGGATTTAACTTAGGAAGATCATCTGAAATCTTAAGAGATGAACTTAAGTTCACTAAATTTGTAGGACGTTTAAGAAAAAGATTTGCACAATTCTTTAATGACTTATTGAAGACACAACTTATCTTAAAAAATGTAATAACTCCTGAAGATTGGGAGAAGATGAGAGAGCACATTCAATATGATTTCTTATACGATAATCAATTCTCAGAACTTAAAGAATCAGAATTGATGAATGAAAGATTAGCAACTCTTGCAACAATTGAACCTTACATTGGTAAGTACTATTCAAATGATTTTGTAAGAAGAAAAATCTTACGTCAAACAGATACTGAAATTATTGAAATTGATGAGCAGATAGAACAGGAAATTAAAGATGGAATTATACCTGATCCAAATGCAGTCGATCCTATTACAGGAGAACCATTAGCACAAGGAGATTTGGGTGATATTCCACAAGAACCAGATTTAGAAAAAGATGCTGCGATAACTGATGCACAGTTAAGTAAAGATACCAAATCGGCAGAGATATAAATAATTTATAACATTATATTGAATTAAATGGAAGAAATTGTAGATTTGATAGTCACTGACTCATCTCCGAGTGATATTAGTGATAAAATTAAAGATGTATTATTAGCAAAATCTGCTGAAAGAATTGAGGCAGAACGTTCTAATGTAGGTGCATCAATGTTTGATGATAGTGAAGTTGATGAAGTTGAACCTGAAGAAATACCTGAGGAGGAATAATGCTAATCAACGTAAAAGGGGAACAAGCGAACGTACCAAATACAGTAGGTGCCGCATCTAGTTTCAGTGAAGCGAGAACTATTTTACTTGTAAACAATGGTAATACTGCCAGACTTGTTACTGTTGCTTCAGAAAATATTGGTTCTGCTACCATAGGTTCTTTTACAATGCTAGGAAATACAACACAGATTATTGAGAAAAATAATACAGATGTTGTATATGTTGATGCTGGTGCAACTGTAAAGGGCACAAAAGTAGGATATTCAATTAGTTAACTAGAATCATGAAACTAATCACAGAAGAAATTTCAAGCGTTAAATTTATCACTGAAGGAAAAGGTGCTAAAAAGAAAATGTACATTGAAGGTGTTTTCTTACAAGGAGACATCAAAAACCGTAATGGTAGAATGTATCCTGTAAACACTCTTGCAAAAGAGGTTGGTAGATACAATGAATCTTTTGTACAGAAAGGTCGCGCTCTTGGTGAACTGGGACATCCTGAAGGACCAACAGTTAACTTAGATCGTGTATCACATAAAATTACATCACTTCGTCAAGAGGGAAATAATTTTATTGGTAAGGCACAACTTTTAGAAACTCCAATGGGTAAGATTGCAAAATCTCTCATCTCTGAAGGTGTAACACTTGGAGTATCTTCTCGTGGTGTTGGATCACTTAAAGAAGACAACAAAGGATGCAAAGTTGTGGGTGAAGATTTCATGTTAGCAACTGCCGCAGATATTGTTGCAGATCCTTCTGCTCCTGATGCTTTTGTATCTGGAATTATGGAAGGAAAAGAGTGGGTTTGGGAAGGAGGAATTCTTCGTGAACAACTCGCACAAAAGACTGAGAAGCGTATTAATACACTCGTTGATCAGAAAAGACTTGAAGAGCATAAACTAAATCTTTTTAACGATTTTTTATTAAATCTTTAAGTTCTATAAATAATATTAGTTTTTATAACTAAAAATAAACAAACCGTCCGTTGGGAACAATTTAGACAAAATGGAAAACGTAGTAACCAAAGGAGCAAAACCTGCAGAACCTATGCCAAAACTGACTACAGGTGGTACACCACCAACAGTTGAAGACTTAGGTGGACCAACTCCTGAAAATTATAAGACAGATGATGATTCTGCAAAACTCAAAGATCCTTCAATGATTTTGAAGCAAGTAAAGGATATAGTTAACAAAGGTGCAAAACCTGCTGATCCTATGCCAAAAGGAATGAAGGAAGAAGAGGTAGAAGTAGAAGGTGATGTAGTTGCTGAAGAAGAGCAAACTACTGAGGACCAGGCAGATGTTGTATCCGAAGAGGAGACTACAGAATCCGAAGAGCAAGAAATTGTTGCCGAGGAGGAATCTTCTGAAGAGGAAGAGGTTGTAGCCGAAGAGCAAATCGAAGATTCAATTGATGTAGAAGAAGATCTTACTGCATTACTTGAAGGCGAGGAGTTATCTGAGGAGTTTCAAAATAAGGCACGTACTATTTTTGAAGCAGCAATAAAAACAAAGATTTCAGAAGTAAAATCTGAACTACAAGAGCAATACGAAAAAACTATTGTAGAAGAAGTTGCTTCTGTTAAGGCAGAACTTGCCGAGCGTGTAGATGCATATCTTGAGTATGTGTCTGACGAATGGATGTCTGAGAACAAACTTGCTGTTGAAGCAGGTCTTAAGACAGAAATGACAGAATCATTCCTAGTAGGAATGAAGAGTCTATTTGAAGATCATTATGTAACAATCCCTGAAGACAAATACGATGTACTTAATAGCATGGTAGAAAAACTTGATGAAATGGAAGGAAAACTCAACGAGCAGATTAATAAAAACGTTGCTCTTAATAAGAGATTAGCAGAATCAACTTCTGATGTCATCTTAGCAGATGTATCTGAGGGTCTTGCTGTAACACAGAAAGACAAACTTGCAAGTCTCGCCGAAAGTGTTGAGTTTGATGGTGAAGACAACTATCGTGAGAAGCTAGTTACACTGAGAAATTCTTATTTCCCAGCTAATCCTGGCGCTCCAAAACAACAAACAGAAAACTTATCTGAGGGTGCGGAAACAGGTCATCAGCAACCAGCTGTCACTGGTTCGATGGAATCCTATCTCAAAGCGATAAGCAGATCTGTTAAAAAGTGATTTTTATAGTATAAATCAAACTACAATTTAGGTAAAATTAAATGCAAACCCCAAATTCTGATCATCTTCAGGAGAAGTGGGCACCTCTACTAGACTATGAAGGTCTAGAGCCAATCAAAGATCCTCATCGTAGAGCAGTGACCGCAGCACTCTTGGAGAACCAAGAACAAGCAATTAGAGAAGAAAGAGAGTTTCTTTCCGAAGCTGCACCAACAGTTAACACAAACCCACTTGGTGCTTCTGCAGCAGGTTTCTCTGCTGACGCAGCATCACCAGTCGCAGGTTTCGATCCAGTATTAATCAGTCTAATTCGTCGTTCAATGCCTAACTTGGTGGCATACGATTTAGCTGGTGTACAACCAATGAATGGTCCTACTGGACTTATCTTCGCAATGAGATCCAGATTCACTAATCAGAGTGGAACTGAAGCACTATTCAACGAAGCAGATTCAGCATTCTCTGGTCAGGATGATGGATTCGATGTTACATCTGGATTCACTGCTACAGGTGCATCTAACGTTGGTTTAGGTACAACCGCACAGCAAGGTTCAAATCCAGGACTTCTTAATTCAACTGCTGCTCAGACAAACGCTACTGACTACAACGTTGGTCAGGGTATGAGAACAGACGACGCTGAAGCATTAGGTAACACAGCTGGTGATCAGTTCAACCAGATGGCATTCTCAATCGAGAAAGTTACTGTTA